TTACTGCTCCAGGGCGCTGATGCCGACATTGGTGAAACCCATGTCCGAGGCCGTGGTGACGCTTTCCGCGGCCAGGTCGATCCAGTAGGCCGTATTCAGGGTCAGGCCGGTGACCACCACGGAGACGGAAAAGGGCACGTGCAGGTCAGCGGCGGTGATGGCGGCTGGGTTGGTATATTCCTGGATAACCCCGATCTGAGTCCCAGTCAGAGTGCCAGCATTGGACGGCGCACCGCCGGTCCCATAGGAAATCTGATACAAAATGCCGTTGTCGACCGTAGTGCCGGTGGGGGCAATGATGGTCCCGCAGATCGTGATTAAGACTCTCCCGGAGCGAGTCGGAGTAATGGAGCCGGCCAATCCCTGCATTTTGTAAGCACTGGTGCTGGCCGGGGCCGTGGGGCTGCTCGTCCCGGTTTTCTGGTCATAAGCAGCTACGGGCAGGTCGGCATTTACCAGGGCCCGGAACGAAGCCGTGCCGGAACTGCCGTTAGGCGCAGCGTAGATATAGTTGGCAGTTTGCGAGCCGGAAATACCGGCCGCCGTGCCAGTAGTATTCTGATTAAAGGTCGGCCAGTCGGTCAACTGGCTGCCGTTCACCGCAGGGAGCCTGCCGCTGCCGTCAAGCTGCACCAGATTGTTGGCCGCAGTCCCCACTTCATAGGCGTTATTCCAGGTATAGCCGGTCGCAAGAGGGACGCCGGAGCCGGGTGCGCCCTGCCCCACCAGATACTGCTGGGCCTCGGCCCCGTTGATTGCCAGGGTCAGCAGGAGCAATGCCATCAGGATTACTGCTCTTTTCATGGTTCGATCCTCCTTAATAAGCCGTCAACCCGCAGTTGAAGATGCTCACCCCGGCTGCCGAGGCCGAAGCCGCCCGGCTAAGGGTCAGGGTGTTCGTTCCGGTGTCGATAGCGATAACTCTGTTGTCAGGGCCAATGCCACTACCCTGAATGAAGTCGCCTACCATCCAGTTGCCGATGTTAGTCACGCTCGTAAGAGAGGTGCTGGAATTGGTAGCCGCCGTTGACAGATTGCCGGGGCCAATAATAAAAAGCGGCACTACGACCTGGATAGAGCCACCTGCTGGCGCCCATGAAGTGTTGATGTTATCCACTAAACTCTGGGCTGTGATCTGAGCCCCGGTGATATTAGTGACGTGGAAAGCTGGGGCGATATTGCCTGAGTTAACGGTTGACCTGTCTGGCACATTCCATAAGATTGTATCTCCTAACTGATAATCGGCGCCTCCCCCTGCTCCAGCTGTAAAAGTCAGGACGGCGCTGTGGCCGACGCCGGATATGGACAATCCGCTATAGTAAAAGGTGTCGGTTATGTAGTTATTATAACCAGGACCGCCGTTAATATTGTAGTGGGTACAACTTTGATTGGTGAATATCTGTGCCTTGGTCGTCCAGGGCGAGATGTACTGCTTCCCGGTATAATATCCAGTATATTCCTCACCTAAATAACCGGGGCTATCCCATATCGGGGAGTTTGTAAATGTCCCAAAGTCCAGAGGATTTAGAGTATAACCGATAAGCGCATTAGCATTAAATGATAGAAATGTAGTTCCTGTAAATACCGGTGGCCTATTGTCGGCGATGAAATTGAACCCCCAAGCTACTCCTCCACCCTCTATGCTACACCCTGTAAATAGCGAACTTCCAACAAACAAATACGGTTCGTAAGAATGAATAATGTCTATAAGGCAACTATCATAATGACAGGAATTATTTCCCAGCCAGCCAATAGATTCCATTTCTGCGCCTGATACTACACTGGCGCCATTTCCCCCATCAATAACTTCCCAGGTTGTTTGACTCCCTCCACCATAGATAGAAGGAATTTGTCCTTGTTGAGCACCGTGGACCGTCCCAGTATATCCCTGCCAGCAGGAAGTAACCCAACCGTTCTCCGTAATACAACCGTCATTTTGGGTTCCGCCAAAGGAAAAGCCATAAGTGCAATTTATAGCTTGGCTATCCCTGATGCTGATGGTGTCATCTGCCTCGCCGCCCAGGGCCACAAAGCCCACGACGAAATTGCTTATCTGAATATCTTTTAGAAACAGACCCGAACTATATCCCTGCCCGTAGGTATCGTTGCTGTACCCGCCTGTGGGTTTGGTCCCGGAGTAAGGGTCAAGGGCAATCCCGGCATAAGGGGAATATTGCGTGTCATTGCAGCCCGCCGTGACCCAATCAGCCTTCACGGGGTCAGGCATACTATTTGCATAAGAGTTACAAGCAGTACTTGGCGCAACATTCTTTCCATTGATTGTAAGGCCTTCTATTACTGTTCCCCGTAAATTACATAGTGCAACAGCAGGCCGGTCCCCGAAGGCAGTAGCGTCAATAAATGTTGCTTTGCTTCCCGCACCCCTAATATTATAGCCAATAAGACCATAGCGAGAATTTTCCCCTATCTTCCAGGTATCGGTAATCTTGTACTCGCCTTCTGGTAAATAGATAGGGGCACCACCGGGGCCACACGTAGCGGACACAACCATACTGTTGAGGGCGGCTGTATCATCGTTCACATCATCGCCCTTAGCTCCCCACCACTGAGGAACCAGAGTTGTGGGCTTTCCCGGACAGTTTGCATTTGAATTGTTCCAAAAGGAGACAAGCGCAGTTGCATCGGCACAGGAGAACACCTGATATAGCCCTGCCTGGAAGCCCCCGTTGATGGTGAGGGTAACGCCGGTGGGGATGGACAGGATGGCTCCACGCTCCGGGGCCAGGGTGAGGTTGGCGGGGATGGTGAGGTTAGTAGAAATTGCTTGAGGGCTACTATAATGCAAGGTGGCCATGGTTGTGGTGCCGATGGTGGTGATGGCCGCCGCCAGGGTGGCGCAGCCCGGGTCGCCGATGGTGTAGCCCAAAGGCAGGCCGTAATCGGCGCCTGAGACCGCCGGCGTAGTGCCTCCGGTCCCGTTGCCTTTCAACATGGCCGTGCCGGTAGTGGCCGGGGCATAAGCCCCCGGGGTTATGGACACCACGCCCCCGGTGTTGGTGAGGGGGGAGTTGAAGGTGAGAGAGGAGGAGCCGCCGGACGAGGCTATGGCATAAGGGTTGGCCACCGTGCCCGAGCCGGTGATGGTGACGTTGCCGCCTGCCGCTAGTAGTCCGTTGATGCTTGCCACCGACCCGGCCTGCCCGGTAATGCTGCCGGTAGGCGTCACATAATCTGTTCCCGGACTGGCACTGGTAAACCCGCCTGCCCCGTTCCCTTTGAGGAGAGCTGAGCCCAAAGTGGCCGGGGCGTAGTCGGTGCCGGGGACTGCCGCCGTAGTGCCCCCAGCGCCATTACCCTTGAGGATGCCGGTGCCGGTAGTGGCCGGGGCCGCGCCTACCATCGCCGCGGTCAGGTTGGTTAAATTTGCCCCACTCACTGCCGGAAGCTGGCCGCTGGAATTGAGCAGCACCACGCCATTGGCGGCGTTGGCGTTGGCGGTCGAGCCGGTGCCCCCGTTGGCGGCGGCTACGACTCCGGTCACGTTGGCGGCGGTACCCGTCGTGTTTTGATTCAGAGTCGGGAAGGTGCAATTGGCCAGATTACCGGATGCCGGGGTGCCCAGGGCCGGGGTTACCAAGGTGGGCGACGTGAGGGTTTTATTGGCTAAGGTCTGCGTGTCCGTAGTGCCAGCGATGATGCCGCTGGCGGGGAAAGCCTCACCCGTTACGGAACCCGCAGCCCCGGTGGTGGATTGATTCAGGGTTGGGATATCCGAGGCTACAATCGACCGGAACGAAGCCGTGCCAGAGCTGCCATTAGGCGCAGCGTAGAAGGATTTGGCGGTCTGGGAGCCGGAAAGTCCGGCGGCGGTAGTGGCGGTCGCAGCATTCCCGGTGGTATTCTGGTTCAGGGTGGGAAAAGTGCAGTTGGCCAGGTTTCCGGAGGATGGAGTGCCTAAAGCTCCGCCGGAATATAACATCGTGGCACTTGATGCAGGAAAAGTATAGGTTGCGGCGGAACTGGGACCGGCGATACTGGCGTAGGCTCCCCATAGGGTAGCTGACCCAGCGCTGCCAGTAGTATTCTGATTAAGAATAGGAAAGGTGCAGTTGGCGAGGTTGCCAGAGGCCGGAGTCCCAAGGACCGGTGTCGTCAGGGTCGGTGAAGTCAGAGTCTTATTGGTAAGAGTCTGGGTATCTGAAATACCGACTAAGGCACTGGCCGGGGCAGTAAGGCTGGTCCCCCAGGCGGAGCCGGTGGAAAGTGGAACTCCAGCTCCCGGATAAAGCATGCTGCCACCGCTGCCGCTGCTGGAAATCGAATAAGGGCTGGCCGCGGTTCCAGAACCAGAAAGGGTGATATTGCTTCCGGAGCTTATCAAGCCGTTGATGGTCGCAACCATCCCGGCCTGGCCAGTGGTGTTCTGATTAAGGGTGGGGAAGGTGCAGTTGGCCAGGTTTCCGGAGGATGGAGTGCCCAGAGCCGGGGTGGTCAGGGTCGGGGTGGTCAGGGTCTTGTTGGTAAGGGTCTGCGTCCCGCCCGTGGTGACGAAGCCATCCAGAGCATAGGTGTTGCCGGAGGTGCCGGAAAGAGAATATCCGGCATAGGCAGGGGGCGTTCCGACGCCACCGGACAGGAGAGGCTTGTTGGCGGCCACATCCGGGATATATGATGTTGCCCCGAAGCCGCTCTGATAGACTAAGGAGCCTGCCGTGGTGCCTGACAGATTCATGGCCGTGGTGGCCGTAGTGGCCGTGGCGGCCGTGGCCGCATTGCCGGTAGTATCCTGGTTCAGGGTTGGGAACGTGCAATTAGCCAAGTTGCCGGAAGAGGGAGTGCCCAGCGCCGGGGTGGTCAGGGTCGGGGAGGTCAGGGTTTTATTGGTGAGTGTCTGGGTATCGGAGACTCCGACTAGAGCGCTGCCCGGAGCCGTCAGGCTGCTCCCCCAGGCGCCGGAGCCGGCATAGACCGGGATGCCGGAAGCAGAGGGCCAGCTCATGCTGCCGGGTTGGGAGTACCAGCCCTTAACCCCGGACGCATTGGTCCCGTACACCATAGAATTGCCGGGCGAAGATGAGTCCCCGGACAAGGCCACGGTCCCGCCCGTGTTGAGGAGGCTCTGGTAGAAGGTCAAGCCGACGGCGGCGGCATTAAGCGTCTGCCAGCTCTTGTCGCCTCTCCAGTATTGGGAGGTGGTCCCGGGGGCGATGGCGGGTTCCTGGGCCTCGTTGAGGACGTTCCCCAGCCCCACCGCGGCGGCGTTGAGGGTCTGCATGGTGAGGTCGCCCCTCAGGTATTGGGAAGCGGTGCCGACCGGCAGGGCGGCCTGCTTGGCGTTGAAGGCGCTCCAGTCGGCGGCGCACAAGTAGCCGGCCGCCGCGGCGCCGGCCTGGGGCATACTGATTACGCGAGTGGCGGCGTTATAGGTGAGGGGCGCCGCGGGCGAGAAGTTGACGCCGCCCCCTCCGCCCCCATTCGCGGCCAGGAGGGCCAGTTCGGCGTCAGCCTTGGCCAGGCCCTGGTTGAACAGGTTATATTCCGTCGGTCCCGCGGCCCCCAGGGAGGGTTCGTAGAAATAGCCGTTGGCGGTCCACTGGCCGGCATGGCAAGTGAGCGGTGAGCAGTAAGCAGTGAGCAGTAAAGCTAACCCAACCACGGTGACTTTGAATAACTTATTCATTCGAGACTCCTATAAGCGGTAAGCACTTAGCCGTTAGCAGTTGTTTTATTCCTGCTCCCTGCTCACTCGCTTCATTCAATGCCGAGGGCCTTCAGCGTGGCCGGGCCCGCCTCACCATCGGCTACCAGGGAGCCCTGGGAACGTTGAAAACCGGCAACGGTAAGCTCCGTTTGAGGTCCATAAACCCCATCCGCCTCCAAAGACCCACAGGCCGGAACCACCCGCCGCTTCAGGGCCTCCTGGAGGCGCTGCACCGCCGGACCCCTCATCAGGGGATCGGTGAGGCGGTAAATGGGCCCGGTTGGAGGCATAACCGGAATATTAGGCCGGGGCGTCTGGTACTCGATCCCTGGAACCATTATACCCAAATCCCAGCGCCGGCCGTGCAGGGTGGAAGTAATGACCCCGGTTGCGGTAGAATGCGCCTCCACGGTCCCCCCCAGGCCGTCTGAGAAGACGATATGGCCGCACTGGGAGGCGGTGCCCAACCTCAGGACCGCGGCCCCGGGCGAGGCGGCAGCTTCCTCCAGAGAGACGATGAGGCCGACGCTGCGGGCGTCCCGGTTCCAATAAATGGTGCCTCCGTAAACCTCCAGGGGGTTCCCCTTGTCGCGGTCGGCGCCATAAATGAGCTTGGCCGCCTGATATACGGCCCAGGAAGCGAGTTTGGAGCAATCAAAGACCCGGGGGTTCGGCGCCCCTACCGGAGTGAGGGCGCCGAAGACGTAAGAATCGCCCAGGCGGGTGCGGGCTTTTTGCAGGATGTCTGCGCCTGTGACCATAAAAGCTCCTGTTTTCTGTTTTCTTTCTTCTGTTTTTCTGGGAAAGGCAAAATCAGACCCATTTATAAAAGACAGAAAACAGATAATCGCCTTTATTTAGGCCAGTTGCTGAAGAGGCCCACGAGGGCGACGATGCCGCCGAGGGTGGCGGTCAAGGCTGTTTGCAAGGGGCTGGACTGAGCCGGGGTGATGATGCCTAAGGCCACCAGGGTGCTCAGGGCGGCGGCGATGATCCCGGGGATGGTGGTCTTGGGATCGGCCCAGATTTTTTGCCAGAAAGTCATATGGCCTCCTTAGCTGCTGGTATAGTGGCCGGTAGCAAAGGCCCCTGGCCTGTGAGTAATCATATGGGCCACAGGCGGGACGCCTATGCTACCGGCTTACTGCTCACTGCTTACTGTCTTGGCGGGATGCGCTCCGCTTTCCCGCCCTACACCGCTGCTCACTGCTCACAGAAATGGTGGGCGGTGCCCACCCTACACTGCTTAATATTTGATGATGTAATTCAGCACCAGGGCGGGGGGGGTGATATTGTGCGCCCCGCCGCCGCCGGTGGCGGTCCCTGTGATACCATTCAGGGCGGTAATTGCCGTAAACTGGCCACTCTGGATAAGTGCGGTATTAACGTTATCCTGTATGACTGCATTTGATCCCCCGCCGCCGGTGCCGGTTGCCAGAGTCCCTGTTACCGGCATACTCGCTTCCTCTGCCGACGTTAGAGTATGCGATTGCTGGCCGCCGCTGGCTCCCAGCGTGGCGCTGCCGGTGATGCCTCCGGTATTGCCCGAGCCCAAACGCCCGGCCGCCGTGCCTCCCATGGCGTCGGCGCCGAAGGCGGCGCGGCCCCGCAAATCTGGGATGCCGAAGGTGCCGCTCCCGGAGCCGTAGGTGGTGCCGATGGCGCCATACAAGCTGGCATAGGTCGTGGTGCTCACCTGCTGGCCGTAGCATAAGAGCCAGCCGCTGGGAGCGGAGGCGCCTGCATAGGGCACGATGACTCCAGGAGGAATAGAGGCGGCCGCCAGGTTGGTCAACAGGCTGCCGTCCACCGCGGGCAGTTGGCCGCTGCTGTTAAGCTGGACCAGGTTATTGGCGGTCGTTCCCACCGTGTAGGAAGTCCCCCAGGCCGACCCGGTGCTGTTGGGAACTCCGGCGCCGGGATAGACCATGCCGGTAGTGGGCAGATTGGTCAGTAAAGCCCCGCTCACGGCGGGGAGCTGGCCGCTGCTGTTAAGTTGGACCAGGTCATTCGCCCCCGTCCCCACTGTGTAGGAAGTCCCCCAGGCGGACCCGGTGCTCAGAGGAACCCCCGCTCCCGGATAAGACAGGCTTGGGGGTAAGGTCTGCCAGGTCTTGTCGCCGCGCCAATATTGAGAAGTGGTTCCGGGGGTAATGGCTAGCTCCAGACCCAGGTTGGCGGCGCCCAGCGTTCCGAGGACGATCCAGGCGGTGTTTGTTGAGTTCATTTGTTTCAGGAGGTTGTTGGTGGTGTCGGCCCAGAGCATGTAAGGCTCGGTGGTGGTGGGCGCCGAAGGTCCGGAGTTGATAGTGTTCAAGGAATCGAGGGCATTATTGAAGCCGGCGCGCACCTGGGCTCCGGTGCCGTCGGGAACCACCAGGGGGTATTGGGAGGCAAGGCAAAAGTTAAAAGTAAAAAGGCAAAAAACCAGCAAAAAGGCGGTTAGTTTTTTCATGGGAAACTCCTTTGATAGGGGCCAGGTTAGTGAGCGATGAGCAGTTACTGCTCACTGCTCACTGCTTACTGCTCAATAGCCCTTGGCGATGTAACTTATGTTCCGTGCTACGCCCGTGCCGCCATTACTAACCATGATTGCGCCCCCGGCTGGCCCGATGGCCGTGGGGAAGGTCACCACGTCCCCGGCCTGGGCGTTCAGAATGGTCACCGCGACGGATGGGGTGATCTGGAAGGCCGGGGTGAAGGTGACGGCCAGCCCGGTGGCGGGGCAGGCGATGCTGCCCACATCGACCAGGCGGTCCGGCATGGAGATGGACCAGGCGAAGTCCGTGACCACGGGTGATAAAGTGACGCCTCCCTGAACTATCTGGGTCAAGAGCACCTGGAAGTTGACTTTACGGAAGACATAGGTGCCGGGGGTAAAATTCTGCCAGGCTCCCCAGGTGGCGCCGTCCTGGGTGAACTGCACCCGGATCTGGACAGTCTGGGCCAGCGCCCCTCCGGCCTGGTCGAAGTCCGGCGCCGCGTCCACGTCGGGCACCGAATCGAATTCCCCGCCGGCTCCCGCATCATATTGATCTACGTCGGGGATGGCATCCATGTCCGGAGCGGTATCGAAGGAAGCACCAGGCACCACGTTGTTGAAGGCCACGGAGGCGCCCAAGGCCGCGGCCTGGGCCGTACCCAGGTCCGGGACCTCGCTGGCGGGAATGGCGTAAGAGCCGACGGCTTGACCAACTGCCAGCACCACGGTCCCGGAGGACACCTGGGCAGCGGTGAGGATACCGGGCCAGCCTTCGCTGGCCTCATCCCTGCTGACCATGTCATTGATGGTGATGGCAACGGCTTCGACCTCGATCTGGGCGGTCACGGCGGAATAAGCCAGGATGACGCCGTTGCTGGCATAAGAGGCTGACACCCAATAGGTGCCGGCCTGCGTTACCAGGAAATCGGGATCGCTGACATAGGTCAGGATTTGAGCTGTGGCCCAAACGGCGCCAGAACGAATCTCGTAATTGATTCCGGAATACCTCGGGTCCTGGGCCGGCGTGATGGCGGTCCATTGGAGGTATTGCTGGGAGCCCTGGTAAACCGACACCAGGCCGGTGATATCCGGGAGGGGAGAGGTGAGGGCGCTGCCCTGGATCTGATAGGGATAGGCCTCGACATCGGCCAGGGATTGGACGGCAGCGCCCACCTGGTTGTAGGACAGAAACTTCAAATAGATGGTCTGGCCAATCTGGTTGACCGAGAAAGGCATTTTATAGACGGAGCCGTCGACCCGGGCGAAGCGGTCGCCGGCGGCGTGGGCGATTCCCACAGGCGAGCCGGTTGCGCCAGTGCCATAACCGTAGCAGTTGCGGCGCAGATAGCTGAGGTCATAGATGGAGGCGCTCACCAGGGCGGCATTTTCGTAGGCGATGAATTCGCCGCCGGAAAGGTAGCAGAGGGTGACCAAGGCGTTCACTTCCGCCAGGGAGGCGCTAAGCAATACGCCTTCGGACTCGGTGAGATTCACCTTGGCCACGTCGGTGGTGTCGGGATCCGGGGCCGCGGGGAGCGGGTTCACCAGGAAGCCGGTGCGGGCCGGCGAGGTGACCATGCCAATCTGCTGGTAATTGCTGCCATCCCATGAGGCCCACACCTGGCAGCCGCCCCAGTTGGGACCGCCGCTCACCGCGGCCCAAACCTCCAGATCGTCGCTCAGGCCCAAAGGCGGCTCGAAGATGACCGGCGGATTGCAGTCCCCCGGGGGAGAGTTGTAATTCAGGACCAGAGGCGAGCGGTTCTGGCTGGGATAGACCGGGGCCTGGGCCGTGCCGATGGGCCATTCCAGGGCTGTGACCGTGGAGGTGCACTGGTCGTCCTCGGAGATCTCGGTGACCCGCAGGGGCATCTGGTTTAGCCCCAGGCGCGGGCTGGTCAGGGTGATCCAGTCGCCGGGCTCCAGGATATTGGCGATGAGGCCCAGCTTGAACTGGTAGGTGTTGCGGGCGTAAAGGCAATATTGGAGGATATTGGCGGCCACCGCAATGGCGACGTCGGGATCGGTGATGGGGTGGGCCATGATGACGTCCTGGGGCCTCAGCCCGTAAACGTCCTGGGCCGCCTGGTTGTTGACCACCACGATGGTGGTATTGTAGTCGGCGTAACGGTCCAGGTACTCGAGCTGCACCTGGTTATAGGCGTCCACCTGGGGGTTGCGGGTGATCTGGATCGGGTCGTTGTTGTCGTCCTCCAGGAAATCATCTTCGGTGAGGTCGAGGACCGGGGTGAGGACCGGGGTGAAGGTGACGCCGGTCTTGGCGCTGCTGACGACCTGGTCGCCCATGGGGATGAACTTGAGATGGTCCTCGCTCCAGATAACTTGGGTGTTGAGGAGCTTGAGGATGTCGGCGATCTGCTCCCGGGTTTCCTGCTGCTCATCGAGAACCGGAGAGAGGAGGAAATCGTTGGCCAGGCAATAGTCGGAAAACTGGCTCATATCGCCGATCTTGGTGGGGTTGAAGCCGGCGCCATAATCGGGGTTGGTGAGGAGATCCGGGAGGAATTCGGCTGGATTGGAGTCGAGCAGGGTATTGTAAGTGTAATTAAGGACGACGGTGCGGCCACAGTCCCAGCCGGAGAAGGTGTAGGTGCCGGCGGTGACGTTGTATTGGCCGGCCGCGGCGGGGGCGCCGGCCGCCGGGGTTAAAGGTGTCCCATCGTCATAGGTGACGCCGTTGTCCTCCGTCCAGACGCAGCCGCTGGGAGAGATGGTAGCGCCCTGGGGCGTGGCGTAGTAATAGGCGATCACCAGGTCGCCGGGGTTCTGGCTGGCGTCCAGGGGGCTAAACCAGTAGGAGCCGTTGAGGCTCATATAGCAGCCCTGGGCGACCACCGGCGGGTAAAGGGGATTGGGTTGGGAATAGGGAATGGGGGTGAGGAGGACCCCGGTCAGAGCGACGCCGGCGTCTCCGGTCCACAGGTCGTCATTGACCACCTGGACCGGGTTGTCGTCGGGGAGGGTATATGCCTCGGTGCAGGTCCCGAGGCATCGGGCCACGGCCTGGAAGGCGGGTGCCGGGACATAGGTGTAGGAGATGACTATATTGCCGGCAGCGGGAGGAACATAGCCCGGATCATCAGGCGCGATATCCGGAGTGCCGACATAAAAAGTATAAATGCCACCGGTCTGGGAATACTGCCCCGAGGCCTCTGGAGTCCCGGACACTTTGGTCATGGAGACCTGATTAAAGTCGCCATTTGCATCAACGCTGTCCCAGATAACCCCGCCATCGCTGATGAAGGCGACGGCGTTGGCCACGCTGACGGGAGTGATAGGCCCCCCGCCCGCACTGTAGTATGGCAGTGTATATGATTCGGTGGCCGTCGCGGCCGGGGGCAGCATCTGGGGCTCGCCGGTGACGGTGGTGGCGACTGTATAAGGAAGCGGTCCGTAGCACTCAAAGGAGACGTTGGGCATGGAGTTGCCGCTACCCAGATAGATGTTGCCGTGATAGAAGGCGGTGCCGTAATAGCCCAGGGCCTGGGCCGGGGCTCCGCTCAGCAGCTCGGGAACCGGGGGTTGGGGGCGCGAGCCTGCGGCCAGGCCCGCGGCGCTGAACAGGCATTGCCGGGTCTTGTCGCTCCAGGTGCGGCCGATGGCGGTGAGGGGCCCTTCGCAGAGGCCGAAGAGGACCCAGATGGTATAGACGTATTGGGAGCCGCCGGAGGGCTGGGCGCCGCCTTTGCCCATGCTCTGGGAGGAGGCCGGCTGGGCCACCGGCATCCAACCCCAGGCGAAGAAAATGTTGGGCTGGAGGCGGTTGCGGCCGTAGAAAAGGGGGATGGCCAGGCCCTCTACCGCGGTGGTGACGCGGTAGGAGGCCTGGATGGTGCTGGTCTTGGCCGCAGGGCGGCTACTGCTGCCCGCCGCGGAGTCGCCCATCAATCCGGACATGGATAAGTCCCTTAAAAGTGAGCAGTGAGCAGTGAGCAGAAAAATCCAACTGATAACTACTGCTTACTGTTCCGAAAAGTTAATGTGGCAAAAACTTTTCATCGTCTCGGTTGAGCCGAGGGCCCATGAATCACTGCTTAGTGCTCACTGCTTGCTTACATTGACTGCCTGGAGGCCCTTTCTGCCCTCAGCCACCTCGAACTCCACCTCCTGGCCTTCGGCCAGGGTCTTGTAGCCGTCCCCCTGGATGGCGCTATAGTGGACGAAGAGATCGTCGCCGCCGGGCCGGCTGATGAAGCCGTAACCCTTGGCGTCATTGAACCATTTGACAGTGCCGGTTTCTTTCATGGAAATGCTCCTGTTCATTAATTGAAAGTGAGCTGTGAGCTGTGAGCTGTGAGCAGGAAAGACTAACTGCTTACTGCAAACTGCTTACTGCTTACCCCCAGGCGGTTAAGAATTTCACCTGATACCGGTCCAGATTCAGGGCCGAGAAGAGGGCGTTGTCCAGGATACAGGCGTTGATCGGCGAGGCCGCGGCATGGATGATGCAGGGCCAAAGGAGCACGATGGCCCCGTGGGAATAGGCCCGGCCAATCTTCCAGACCGCGATGTCGCCGTGCAAGGGAGTGGTGTTTATTTCCCGGCCGCCCAGGGTCCGGACCATTTCCAGATAGCGCTCCTCCCCCCGGTGCAGGTGCCATTGTTGAGAGTAGTTGGGAATCAGGGAGCTGTGGGCCGTGAGCCGCGAGCCGTGAGCAGTTACTGCTCGCTGCTCGCTGCTTACTGCTAACTCCTTTTTGATGACTCCCGCGGCCAGGAAGACCTCCAGGAGCAACATGGCGCAATCGACGCCGCCCTGGGGCCCCTTGACCCGGCCCTGATGATGGAAGGGCGTGCCGATCCAGGACTCGGCTTCGGCAAGGACGGCCTGACGCTGGCCGGACTCCAAAATAGTCATATTGACCTCACGCTCATAAAACCGGTTTCCGGTTTCCAGTTTTCGGTTTTCGGTAAAGTCAAAAGCAAAAAGCCTTTACTGCTAACTGCTAACTGCTTACCGCTCACTGCTCACTAATCCTTAACCCCTGATTCAATCCGCCGTCTCCGGCACCGGAATCCAGGGAAAGCCCCGGAAGTTGCCAATATTATTAAACTTGTTCCGGCAGGTGCTGAGCGCCCGGTCGCAGCCGGGCCAGGCGGTGAAGGCGTCGCCCGGGGCCGGCGCTGCCAGGAGCGGCGGCGTCAGGGTGAGGGCCACGGGGGCCGAACCGCTGCCCACCTGGGACTGGATGCCGATCCAAGTCCCTTGGAGCGCCCCGGAGGTGAACTGGAGCTTCCCCAGGCTAAAAAAGCCGGCCGCATAGCCCGTCAGGTTGGTGGCTATCCGGAAGATGGTGCTCCCGGCTTGCGCCTGGCCGGCGACCGTATACGAGGCCCCGTTCAACCCGCAGCCCTGGCCGTAGAGGACATGGTTGCAGAGGTGTTGGTAGAGGTTGCGGGGAATCTTCAAGTCCAGGGTGTAGAGGTGCGAATCTATCTTAATCTGGGCCGTAAGCCCCCCGGTGATGACCTCGGTGACCAGGCCGGAGAAGAGCCAGACGACACCGGTGGGAGGCGCTAAGGCCTGGCCGGCCTGTAACCACCCGGGAGGGGTAAACGAGCCATCTACGAACCAGCCCCCCGGGGCCTGATAGTAGGCCCGCGAGAGCAGCAGGTAGGCGTTGTCGAAGCCGCCCTGGCGCAGGAATTGATGGAAGGGGACGCCGTTCACCAGGTCGGTGGGGCTGGCGTAGGCCTTCACCGTAAGGCTGTCCGCCTCCAGCCCGGCCTTCAGATCGACCTGGGAGCGGTCGAAGCGTACGGAACCGCCGTAGGTGTTGCCGTTATAGACGATGGGCACGTCGGCGGTCCCGTAATAGAGCACCGTGTCGCCGGGCAGCGTGAATTGATAGAGGTCGAAGGCCAACACCGGCTCACGGCTGCTGAGGAGATCGACCAGGGCTGGGGTGACGGTTTTCATTTTAAAGTTACCAGTTCCCGGTTCCCAGTGAAGGGCGGGAGACGTTTGGTGGCACAGGTTTTAAACCTGTGCTACTAACTCCCGGCCTACGGGCTCTATGATTTATTCCTTCCAGTCATGCTCCAGGGCTTCTTTCTCAATCTCACGGCGCAGGCGCTGGCGGTAGGCGGCCTCGGCTGAGGCCCCTAACACCGCGGCCACCACGAAGCCCGTAACCGAGCCGGCCAAATAGCACAAAAGATAGAGCATTACGCCACTCCCTCACCCTAAGCCGCTCCCCCTCGAAGGGGGAGAGGGGACCCCAGGCCTGGTATGCCACCAGCTCGGACCCGAGATCCAAAACAACAAAATGCTGGCCTTTTACTTTTGCCTTTAGTGTCAACCGGCATCTGGGAACTGGGAACTATCCCCATCACTTAACCGTCTCGATTTTGATGCCTTTGTGCTCCCAAAGCTGGTTCATAAACTTGTCGAACTCCGAGAGGTCTTCCTGGAAGTGGCACCGCCAGTAGTAGCCGAAGTCCGCGGTGATCACTGTCCCCGCGGCCGGGGCAACGGAGAAGGTGAGCAGCCCAGAGTCGAGATAGCCGATGGTATAAGTTGAAGACTCCTGGGCCACGCCGTTGAGATAGACTACCGGGGCCGGGTCAGAGCTCTTGAGGTTATAAATCGGTTCGACAAAACCGCCGTAAGCCCGCTCCATTTGAAAGGCGGTGGTCTGGCCGTCCCCGATCCCCAGCTCCTGGCCTTGAATAAAATCGTCGTCCGGGTCGTCGAAGAGAAAGGAGTCGAAGCGCCCCTGGCGGGCCAGGAAGAAGCCCACCAGGGTCTTCAGGTCCTCGACGCCGTCCTGGCCGTCCAGCAGGAATTCCACCGGGATCTCGATCTGCCAGCGGGGATATACCCAGTTGGCGATGCGTCTTTTGATGCCGCTCACCGACTCCTGCTCGATGGTGGAGAAGGTGGGCTTTTTGATCACCGGATAGGTGAAGCCTCGGAGCGCTGGGAAGATGGCATTACTCATAGAAAGTCCGCTATTTGCTGAGTTCAAGGTTCAAGGTTCAAGGTTCAAAGTCAAAGTCAAGGGCAAGCCCGGTTTTCAACCTTGAACTTTGAACTATCATTTAAGCCTTCTGCCGTCGCGCATGGCGGATTTGACCGCCTCGGCCACGTGGTTGCGGTTGTTCTTGAAGAAACTTTTGACGGAGTTGCCGTCCATGGCGCTGACGTGAAAATGAACGTCGCCGCTCGAGGGGCGGGCGTCCCGTCCGCTGCCGGCCACCAGGCCCCGCACCCCCGCGGCCAGGGAGGCGGGGAGGACCATCTCCTGTTTGTGGAGATAGGCCAGGGAGTCGGCGGGGACGTCCCAGCCACCGGCCGCGGCGGGGACCATCCCCGCGAAGGCCATGATGGCGGCATAGGTTTGGGCCGCGGCCTCCGCCCCCATTTCCGGCCCCACCACCGGGATGCCGGCCATCGCCGCATAGGCGGCCGCGGCGCCCTGGGCCGCGGAGCCGCTGATCGCCTGAACGTCGGCGAGGGCCTGGGTCGTGGCCGCCTCCGGGGCGGCCGCGGTTTCCGCGGCGACCACCTGGGTGGAGGTGGTCTGGGTGGACAGCAGCTTGGCCGCCTCGGCGGCGATCCAGTTCTGCAGGCTCTTGGCGGCCAGGTTGATATACGAGGCGAGGATGTCCTGGAGGAGCTTGCCAACCATCTTTTGCATGCTCTGGGTGCCCTGGATCATGCCGTTGATGGCGGTGGTCATGGCCGAATCGATGGGGGCCAGGGCCGCCTTCCACTTATTCTGGACGTCTTGGGCCGCCTGGGCCTCTACCTTCTGGATTTCCAGGGCGTTCTTCTTCTCGGCGACCTGATCCTCTTGCAGGATCTCCGCCATCTTCTTAGGATATTGGGCCCAAATCTGCTGCCGCTGCTCGAAGTTTTGCTTCTCCAGGGCGATCTCCTGCTCTTTCAGGGCCTTAACCTGGGCCAGTTCCTCGCCGGCGGAGATCATCCCCAGGCTTTTCTCCTGATTAATCTTCTCTTTCTGGGCCTCAATATCCATCTGGGCCAGCTTGAGGGAGTTTTGCAGGTGCTGGTCGGCCAGCTCCCGGTCCGCCTTGTCGGCGTCCTCCTCCATCTTCTTCTTCTTCAGGACCGCATTTTGATAATTCATGCTGTCTTTACCGTAGGAGGCGGCGTTGATGGCGACGATGCGGTTCTGATCGGCCAGGCGTGCGGCCGTGGACTCCTTTTCGGAGGCCATCTGCTGCTTGATGGCGGCGATTTGCAAGGCAACCGCCTGTTTGGCCCCGGCCACGTCCAGTTCGTAGAGCTGGTGCTTCACCTGGAGGTATTCGGCGGAGCCCTGCTGGCAGAGCGCTAATTTCTCCTGCCAGAAGGCGCGCTCCTGGGATTTGGAGGCCTCCAGGAGGTTGCCCTCTTCCTTAATCTCCTCCAATTCCTGGCGCCAGGCCTCCATCCGGCTGCCGCCGCCCCCCCCGCTTCGCTTCATGGAGTCTATGATGGCAGAGGCGCTGACGGCGCTGGCCGCCGATACTTGCTCCAGGGAGGCCTTCATTTCGGCGGTGGCGTTACTCACCGCAGTCGTGGCCTGGTCCATGCCGTCTTTCAAGGCGTCGGCTTGGGCGCTTATGAGAACTTGGATTTGGGAGTCGTCAGCCATTTAAAGACCCGGTTTTCGGTTTTAGGTTTTCGGTAAAAGTCAATCCTGGCCCAGGCGAAGGAGACAATGAACCAGCGGGCCGTTACTGCTCACTGCATACTGCACACTGCTTGCTATTTCACCTTGCCGCCCGAGGCGCTGAAGGCGGCCATCAGTTCCTCGAGGGATCCGTAGGAGCGACCCGCTGGGTCGCCCTGGGCGACCGGGCCGGTCGCCCCTGCAGGCGCCTTATATCCCATGTAGGCGGCCACCAGGTCGCCCAGCGGCGGGTGCTGCTCCCAGTAGCGCTGCATCTCGTAAAGGCGGGGCAGTGTCAGGTGCTGCCCTATGTATTCCCAAGTCCAGCCGGTGAGGCTGATTACCCGGGAATAGAGGTATCCCCAATCGGGACGCTCCCCGCCTGCGGTTCCCCCGGGAGGCGCCTCACCAGGCCGCTCACCTCCAATAGCTGGGCCAGGGCGGCAGGAAAATTGGCCAGGTCCAGACCCTCCTTGACCTCTGCCAGGGTGAGCTCTGCATAATTGCGCACCAGCGCGGCGTGCAGCAACTCCGCCCCCTCGGAGAGGCGGCTTACCAGTGAAGCCGGCGGCTCGCCCCAGGACTCGATCACCGGCCAGTATTTTTCCAGGGCCGCCAGGTTGAGGGGGGGGAGGATGTACTCTTTGCCTCCCAGCAGGAGAGGGACGCCGTCAAGTTTCGGTTCCATTATTGCCATCCTTGGCTTTTTCATTTACTGATCACTGACCACTGGCCACTATCCCTACTCCGTCACCGTCAGCGTGCCCACATTGTCGTTGTCGTCCGCCATCGCCGAAAAGTCGAATTCCACGATCAAGTGATCCTCGTTCTTGGTGGGTAGCGAGAGCTTCGAGCTTACGCAGCGGTTGAGGATCAGGGTCATGGTCTTGCCGTCAGTGACGCCGGACAGGACCGCCTTGAACGTGGGCGTCAGGCCCATCGGCTGATTGGTGATAGCGATGGTGCCCCCGGTGGTGGCCGAGTTATGGAGGTAGTCGATGAGGATGGCCGCGCCTTCGTCGGCCGCGGCAAAGGTGTAGACGCCGCCGGCGCCTATGCTGTATTGGCCCACCGTGGGGGCGCTGGGGACCTGGGTCAGCGGGGCGCCATTGGCGGCGTAGACCACCCCCAGGTCCTGTGTGAAGGTGGCGGCATTGGCCACGGTTACCGTGTAGGGCGACGCGGCCGGGATCTCGGCCGCCTCGCCCTGGGCCTCCAGCAGCTCGCCGGTGCTCTTGGGCAGCCCGAAAAAGAGGACGTTCAGCATAGCGCCCTGGATCTGGCCCAGCTTGGCCTTGCAGGTGATCTTGCTCTTGCCCCGGCCGATGTGGGCGGCGAACTGGTTGGCGCCGTAGAGTTCCTTGGCATCCGCGGAGAATTCCACCGAGACGTCCTGGAGCGTGCCGAATTTGACGGGGGTGGGAGTCGGGGTGGAATTGTCCAGCCCGTAAAGTGCTCCGGCCCCGAAGAAGAATTGCTTGGGCATCTTAGTCTCCTTTCTAAAAGGGGTAAAAGGGTAAAAGGTCAAAAGGGTAAAAGGTCAAAAGAACAGGGGTAAAAGGGTAAAAGGCGAAAAGGGTAAAAGTTTTGGGGGTCCTTCCCCTTTTTCCCTCTTCCCATTTTTCCCCGGTTTTCATTCCCCTTTCCCCCCTTTCCCCTTTCCCCCTAGGTTTTAGAAAGCCTTTTTTTAAGGTCTTCCTTGGCCTGGTAGGCGTGGTTCCAGGCCGCGGTATCCCGGCTTACCGGGGAATTGGGGAACCAATCCTGCCACCAGCGCTCCACCAGCAAGACGGCAGCGGCTGGAGGCGCCGGCTGAGGCGCAGGCTGGGGAGCGGGGGCCGGCTGCGGCGCAGGCTGCGGCGCAGGAGCGGGCGCGGACTGTTCTTTGGGTTTATCCTCCGGTTCCATATCGTCCTCCTCAAAATGCAGTGATCAGTAACTGCTCACCGCTCACTGCTTACTGCTCACTGGGCGGGGAAACCCCGCCCCTACGACACCACAATCTCCACCGGGATCAGGGCCGCGGCCTGAGGGCCCAACGACCCTCCCTCAGCGATGAGCACCTTGCCGCTGATCCGGCAATGGGAAACGAGGCCCCCTAAGGTCTGCTCTTCCTGGCTGCCGGAAGGCTCCAGCACGGCCAGTACCGCATCCAGGAGGGGGTTGAGGGTTTGTGAGGGGGCCGCCTGCTGGTCGTTGCCCACGTTGACATAGAGGGCCAGGTTGAGGCTCAGGGTCCATTTGGCCGGGAAGGCCCGGCCGACATAGCGGGCGCTTTCTTCAAACTGCTCCTGGATCAGGGCCGGCTGTTCCGCCGGCGGCACGTCGGTCCAGTGGCGCACCCGGCGGCTGCAGGTGACGATCCCCGGGATGGTGGACAAAAGGGCAAATAGGGCGCTGTAGATGGCTTCTCGGTCCATAAGATTCTGTTTTCCGTTTTCTGTTTTCTGTAGGGGCAGGTTTAAAACCTGCCCCTACTGCTCACTGCTTACTGCTAACTGCTCACTGTTTGGGCCACGGCCTGCTCAATTGCCGCCCTGATGCTGCCTGCGTTCTCCGAAAGTGCGGAGCGCAGGAAGGAGCGCTCGGGCATGCGGGAGCCGGGATGGTTGACCCGTTTGCAGAACACGTCCTGGCCGCCCATCTGGAAGGCCAGGGCTTGGGCGTTGCGGGCCTCAATGACGTGGGCCCGGGTGGTGCCCCCATATTCGTGGATGGCGGCATAGATCAGGTTGGTGCCCACCGAGGCTGCAATTCGGTCGCCTTCATCCTGGAGTTGATAATTGATGCTGCGCTGCAGGGCGCCGGTTTGTATATTCAACTCCTGCCCGCTCAGCTTCTGCTCCTTGACGTAGGCGGTCAATTTGATGGCCTCGGCCGCAACAGCCCGGCGCAGCGCCGCGGCCACCTTGCCCGGGACCTGGTCCAGGCGGCTGATCACTCCTGCGGTTCCCTCAATCCAGGCTCTAATCATGGTTAGTTCCCATTCCCACTTGTACCGCCGTGGGGATTTGTGGTTTCGTCTCACCGGGGGGGAAACGGTACCTTTACCGTAAACTCCTGCAAGGCGCTGATGTAAGCCGGATGCCAGGTAATCTCCCAGCCGCTCGACCTCTTCCTGTCGGCCAACCGGTGGAGGTCCTCCAGCCGCTCCCACAGCCGCCAGTAGGACCAGGCACTCCAGTTGCCATTATGGGCCAGGCGGTGCATGATCTGGTGGTCGCTGAGGTAGGAGACCTCCCGGTCGTAGACCTCGTCATCCAGCCGCATCCGTTTCGACATGTGCAGCACCTCATGCTCGTCCGGCATAGCTTTCCCCCTCGATGGCCGTCAGGTTCATGCACTCCAGCTTCCGGGCCACCGCCTTTAAGACCATGTTCGATATCTCCCTGACGTTGGCCGGGTGGATGTCCGGGCTGAACTCAATGACCAGACTGGGCTTTGGTCCGGAATGGAAACGGCAGGTCACGGCATCCATCACTCACCCTCCACAGATATGGCATTCATCCTGTTCCGGTAATTGGCCTTAGTAAGCGGGAACTTTTCCCCTAAACACACACGACCCGGCGGTGGCGGTCCAGGATAGTTTTGACGTCCGGGGGCAGGTCCTGGATGCTGTAGGTGACGTTGGCCCCCTGGAGGGATTTGCTGTTCTGCCCAATATGCTGCCGCTCCTCATAACGCCAGGAGGTCAGTTCGATGCATGCCTGCTCCAGGTCGAATGGGACCCAGGGAACGCTCCCGTCCGGCTGGGGCGCGCTAAGCCAGGGGTCCTCGAGCCAGCCGCCGCTTGGTGGCCCATAGCCCGCGGTGTAGTTCAGGGTGACGTTGCCCCAGCCCTGGATGAAGCGATGGCCCTGCAAGATGATCTGGGTCCGGGTGAAGCGATACCCCGGGGTGACGGTATCGGAGGCCAGGGGGAGGGAAACCCCGTTCACCGTGACCCCGGATACCGCAGTTACCGGGTACTCCCGAAAGTTCATGACGCGGCCGCCGGTGCCGTCCCTTATTTCGGCGTAGTCCTGGCTCCCCAGGCGCCGGCCCAGGTAGGTCTCGATGAAGGAGCTGGCCGCGCTGACCAGGCGCGTCAGCAGGTCGTCGTCGGTATCGCTGCTAATTCCGAGCCATTGTTTGGCATTGGCCAGGGTGGTGAGATCCATAATTACTCCAAGTTAGCAGTGAGCGGTGAGCAGTAAGCCGGTAGCACAGGCGTCCCGCCTGTGGCCCTCATTTGGTGCGCAGTGCGCACCCTACACCGACCACTGATCACTGCTTTTTGCCTTTGGCTGGCGCCGCTTCTTTCGGCACGGCCTCCGGGGTAGGCTGCTCTAGGTCTGCCTGGGTGGCCTCCTGCTCCGGCACCGGCTGCTTTGGGGCCAGGGTAAACCCCCAGCCAAAGCCCAGCAGCTCGTTGGCAGCCTCCTCGGGCATTTCCACACAGCCCTTGACCACCGGGTATTCCTGCCCCTGGTAGCTCACCCCGCCCACGCCGGGGTCGGCCTTTAGTCGAACCATCATGACCTCCTTTCAGTGAGCAGTAAGCAGTGAAACTACTTGCCTTTAAAGGCCCCGGGCGATACGCCCAGGCTACCGTGCCCACTGCCTTTTGCCTTTGCTTTTACTGGCTACTGACTACTGCCTCTTAGCCATTGGCGATGTTGAAGATCGCCCCGAAGGCTGGCGGGAAGTAGTTCTGGAGCACGCCGGAGTAGTAGACTCCGCTCTCCCACTGGCGGGTCCGGAGCGGCCATTCGATCTGGTAATATTCCCTTCTCGTCTTCACCTGGATGATGTTGGTGACGTCGGTGAGGGGATAGGGAATCCGCTCGCACCGGAAGAGGATGGTGCCCGGCGGCAGGTTGGGATGCAGCATCACCCGGACCAGCTGGCCGCCACCCATCGTGAACTTGTTGAGATAGGAGCCGATCACCGAGCCCGCGGTCAGGGTGACGTCGGCCACCGCACCCTGTTGGGCGTCCACGTTGAAGCGGAACAGGGGAGCGCCGCCGCCGGCGATCACCTTGGCGGTGATGTTCAGCAGCTCCTGGGCGTTGACGTACATGATGTCCGGGCTCAGGCGGTAGTTGTTCCAGAAGGCCTCCAGGGCGTTGTTGATCTCGACGATGCCGCCGGCTCCGTCGGGGGTGAGGGGAGTGCCGGTCCCCGGCGCGCCGGTGGACATGACATGGACATAGGAACCGGAACCGGGGGTGCAAATCTGGGTGATCAGGCCGTCGAACAGCAGGCCGTTGAGGCTGTTGTCCGCGGCCGGGAGGCTGGCGGCGGTCTGGGTCCCCGTGGCCGCGGCCAGGATGAGGACGCTGTTGATGGTGGTGGTGGCTCCTAAGAGCTGAGGCCCTGCGGCCGGCCCCCAGAACCAGGCGTAGCCCACCGCGCCGTTGACCGGGGCCACGCTGGCCTTGAGGCCGTGGGTGGCGTTGCCGTCGTTGGCGGTGGTGATGCTGGCCGGGGCGCTCGCCTGGGCCGCGCCGCCACCGTAGGTGTCGGTGCTGCCGTCAGCATTGGCGCGGGCGATGTTCAACTGAATACCGCCGGACACCGAGGCGGCCAGGAAGCCTTCCAGGGTGAGGGCCACGCAGACCACCGCAAAGGCGGTGTTGGCGGGCAGGGCGCCCCCGGTGAGCTGGTCCGCCAGGGTCGGGATGGAGGTTGTCCCCAGGGCCAGGTCACTGTTGCCGCCCAGGAGAACCATTTCCTCGGACTGCATCAATGATTGCAGGGTGGTGAGGATGGCCAGGGCCCGGTTGTCGGTGCCGGGGAGGCCAGATTCTTCGGCCTCGAAGGTCTCGAAACTTTCGTGGCCCAGGGTCTTGTAGGCCGCCATGTTGCTGGTGGTGCTCAAGGACACGGTGCCCCCGCGGTGTCCTTCGGAGACCCCCGGGGAGAGACGGGCCACGTTGATGCCAGTGACCGACAGCCAGTGAACCGCGGTGCCGACGCCGCCGCCGGCCCGGCTGATGCTGTTCCGGAGCGGGGTGATCAGGGGATAGAGTTTTTTGGCCGCGGGTTCCAGGTCGTAGGCCACCAGGCCCTGAGCGGTGGTGATGCCCGCTTTGGCCAGTTCGGCAGCGTCCAGGACCTTGGCGCTTTTCAGAAGTTCGAGGGTTTCAGTGGTTGGGTTCATTATAGCCTCCTATGGGGTCTGTTTTCCGTTTTATTGGCGCAGGTTTTAAACCCGTGCCCCCAGACGCCGCCCCTGCATGCTAACGGAGAAAAAATGGTTTCTGTCGGGCCGCGGCAATCTCCTCCAGGGCGGTCTTGGGTTCCTCGGGCTCGTTGGCCTTGGCAAGGCTATCCGCCTCCTTGGGGACCGCCTTGAGCGCGCCCTTGGCCGGGGCCGGCTCGGCCTTGAGCTTCTCCACTTCGGTGACCAGGGCCTCTTTTTCGCCGGTGACCTTGGCCAGGTCGGCATTAACTTTGGCCAGTTCCTCATCCTTGGCCCGGAGGGTTTTGGCCAGCTCCTCGTTCGCCGGTAGCACAGGCGTCTCGCCTGTGGACGCCTGCGCCACTTTTTCGGCGCCTGGGCAGTCGGCGCCCAGGGCCGCGGCGTGGTCGTGGATCAACTGGACAAGCTCCTGGTCCGCGGCGGAATGGCGGGCCCCCGCCTTTGCCATACCCGGTGGCACAGGTTTAAAACCTGTGCTACCGGAGGCCTTGCTCAGGTCGGCGAGCAGCTCGTCCACCTCTTCGGCAGCCATCGCCTTGAGAATTTCGCACCCCTGAGTCAGCCATTCCTTGAACTGGCCAGGCAGGGGGGAGTCGTCCATCTCCTGAACCGCCTCCCAATCGATGCCGTCGGCCATATCGCTGAGGCTTTCGATGAGCTGGGCAAAATAGCTCACGGTGTAGAGCCCCTTCTGTAGGGGCAACCCGCTGGGTCGCCCGCCGTCCACCTTCTCGGCCGAAGGCGGACCGTCCTTGTCGATTTTCTCCTTCCAGGCATTGATGATCCTGGTTTTGATGGCCAACAGGTCCTCAGCCGAATACTTGGCCGCGTTCTTTTCTTTGTTGATGTAGTTCCAGGCCGCCCGGATGTGCTTCTCGGTGTCGATGGGGTACTTCTTGTTCTTCTCGTCGGCAAACTTGACGTCTCCGTATTTATCCTCACCTTCCTTGGGGTCGGTGTCGGAGCGGGCCGCGACCTTCTCTGCTTTTCTCCGCGTCCGCTGCGTTTCTGCGAAAGCCTTTTCCACCTCGGAGCCGTCGGCCTTCACCAGGGTGAAGCGGGCGGTGGGCACGCAGGGCTTGTCGGCCAGGGACAGCTCCACCGGCTGGGCGGCGTAGCGCACGTGCTCACCGTCGCTCTTGCGCCAGGCGTAGGAGCCGCCGAAGGAAAGCCCAGTGTAAACGCCGGCCGCCAGCTTTTTCAGCTCCTCGGAGTCGATGACCTTGCCCATGACTTCGACCCGTTTGCGCTCATCATTGAAGGTTATGGCGGTGAGGATGCCGGCGGCCACCTTGGCGTTGTGCATGGCCCGCAAATTGCCGTAGGATTTGCCGTTGCTGTGGGCCCGCGAATCATCCGACCAGGCCTTGATTAAAGGCTTGGAGGCCTCGTAGTCGAAGATCTCCCCGGTCTGGTCGGGGATCTCCTCCGCGGCGATCCCGGTGAACTCCCCGGTGGCTTCATTGACCTTGACGAATTGGGCGAACAGGATTTTTTGCATATAATCTCCGGTTTATTAACTGTGAGCAGTAAGCAGTGAGCAGCGACCAGTTTTTTGCCTTTGTTTTTACTGGCAACTGGCCACTGGCTACTCAGGGCCGAAGGCCCTGGTGGTCCTGCCGTTCCAGTTGGCGCCCATGGCGGCGCGCTCGCTCTCCAGGTGGGTGGCGATGATCTCCGGGATCAGATGGCGCCTGTCCCTGGTCCACTGCATGGCGAAGAGCATGTCGCTCCGGGCCGCGGTGGTGTGGTGCTCGGGATATTGGCAAACACCCGAGCCCCCGGGATTCCATAATTGAAAATAGCCGATGGGCACGTAGCCGTCCCGGTCCAGCTTGGCGATGCGCACCGCCAGCGGGAAGGGGCGGTTGTGCACGAAGATCTCCCATTCGTGCTGCAGGGGCGGCGCGCTCAAAAACTTGATCCAATCGGCGAAGCTCCAACACTCCATGCGGTCCAACCCGTAGAGGCACTGAGGGTCCAGGGAGATGCGCTGCAGGATGGACCGGGTCCGGGGCGGCAAGTAAATATCGGCGTCCATGTGGACCACCCAGCCGTCTTTGGCCAATTTCGACAGGCCGAAATTGATGCCCTTGGCTTTGTTAAAGGCGTCGTCATTGCGGTGCCAGTCGTAGGTGGGGTAGCACTCGACGTGGTAATAGGCGCACAACTGTTGCGTCAGCTTGTCGTCGGGCCGCGTAACCACCACCATGCGGTTGAAGTGCTGCTTGTTGGCTGGCAGCGTCCAGGCCAGGTAATCGCCATATGAGACGCAGGTGATCACCGCTTCGATCTTGAGGTCCACGGGCGAAGGCTTCGGTCCTGGCGGTTCGGGATGGGGATATTCCTTATCCGGCATTGATGTGCTCCTTAGCCAGTCTGACACGATGATTTCTTCCGCTCTCAGGGCGTTACCTATTGGCCCTTGCCTGCCATCGGCAGCATTTCCTCTTCCGGCGGCGGGGCGGCGGCCTCCTTGCCGATGGCGCTCACCAGCACCGCCCCGGTGGTGGTCATGATGAAATCGGGGGCGCCGTCGTTCTCCAGACCCCTGGAGGCTCGAATCTCGCTGCGCAGGCGGATGCCGTTGCGCACGTCCAGGTCGTCGATCTGAGCCTGTTCCAGCGGGTCCATGGCGCTATCCTGCATCCAGGTGAACTCCACCTGGTCGAACCCGAAGCTCTGGAGGGCGTAGTTGATGAAGTCCGCCATCCATTCCATCAGGGGCGCCAGCCCCTCGGAGAGAGCCGCCTCCTGGGCGGTCTCCGCGGTGGCCCGATTGATGGTTTGCACAAAGGGCTGGGGTGACACCGAAAAGGCGTAGCACACCACCCGGGCGAACCATTCGTCGACGGGAGACTTCAGATCCCCCTCCTTCATCAGGTGCGGGGTCGTGCCGTGGGGCACCCATTTGCCGCGCCGGCGCTGGGCGGTGTTACCCGCGTGCAGCCCGTCCCAATATTGCTGGAACTCGGCGATTTGGGCAGTGGACCAGTTCTCCGGCACCTCCAGCAGGGCGTCGGGCAGGTTGCCGTCGGTGTAATATTGGAGGAGGTG